CCCAAGGATAGCATTATCATAGTACTTCTTTCTCAAGCGAGAGGGAAGTCTTTTGATAGTACTATAGTATGAGTCCACTAATGACGGGCTACCTTCAGGATACACCCATCCCTTTAATGAACACTCATTGAAGAAAGAGTTGAGCAGTATACTGCTCTTCTCTACTTCTTTGAGGCCAGAAATAGGAAAAGGTGTAATCTCATGACCCTTATAGAACATGCGTTTAGCAAATTCTAGAAAGGTACTAGACTTATGAGTCTTGAGTGGACTAACGTCCACGCCAAGAAGCTTAAGTTTAGCAAGGTAAAGCTCACCGACCTTCTCGTGTCCGATGACTATATCATCTCCTAGGAGACAGTATGGGACATCAGACCACGAGAGGTTGAGATCCTGTATGCACGAGTACACCACGAAGTGGTGTGCCAGTGCAAATGAAGACCATGATGAGTAGGCCCCCATCGGATTTCCAACAGAGTAGCGCAAGCTACCCTTTTTGGATTCAAATGGGAAGCCCACCATTATGGTCTTCCAGGACTCAACATAAGGTCGGCCAAGCTTAGCTTCTAGAACAAGAGCAATTAGATCTATAGGAAATCTATCAGTGGCGGCCGTGAGGTCGACACTGTAGAAAACCTTAGATTCTTTGATCTTGTTCCAGAAGCTGCCTTGGTCAAAGGTGCAGTCTTGTGGAATGGACCTCAAGCAGGTGAAGAGCCAGTGATGCAATGGCTTGAGAACGGTCTGAGACCAGTAATCAAGTATTGCTATCACTCTGACCTTGTACTCCTTGTCAGGGAACCAGGTTATCTTACGATAACGTGACCCCTCTACAGGTAGTACAAGTTTCAGTTGGTCCTTCAGTTGCAAGAGGGTGTCAATATGTGAAGAGACCTCACTCCCCCCAACGACTCTAATGGCTCCCAGAAGTGATTCTGGGAGGCAATAGAGATCCGCAAGGGATGTCCATAAGGCATGGCCGTTAGGCCCTGCCTTACTAGACATGTGAAATCTCTTCCATAGGACACGATTCTCCTTGATCTTAGGATCTCTACCATCGAGAGTAGACCAGAACCCTTTAAGGTATGGCTTAAAAAGCTCTACCATATAAGGGTCTGATCTACCTTGAGAAGTAATGGGACCTAAGTCGGGTTCCTTCCCAAGATTCAATGATCTCGTACAGAATAATACAGTGAAAATCGCCCGGGCAACGCGTGAGCGTTGTGCGGGGTCACTGACACGTATTATTCGTATTAGATCACCAAACACCTTTGGTATGCCATCCTTGGTCAAAGAGATACCAGGAACCTTCTCAGGAGTACCTGACAAGTACAACTGAAAGGCAACCCGAAGCCTCTTGACAAAGTCAAGAGCTTCAGGAACGCCACGTGTCTTAACAACACGTTGGATCCTGGATACCAATTCCTTGACTGGTTGGGTTGAGTTTTCGGAATTAAAGTTCCCTAACCAATCCAAAATCTGGATGACAGTGGTCAGGAAACCTAAAATACGGTCTCTTAACGGAGACTTGTATGCAGGTTTGCCTGACTGACTCTTCCAAGATTTATTCATGAAAAGGGATCCGTATTCCTTGGGTAGACGCCTCTGCCAAGAGGCGCGTTTCCCCCGCC